GAATTTCTAGGGTACTCTCAGTGAGAGTGCCTAGGATACGAAGAGTTGTATCTGCCCATCGACAAACCGACAAGACCCAGCATCTGGCCGTGGCAATTTATTGCCCACGCAGATCAATGGGATACGGTCAGTGAAACCTGGAAAATGTCGTTGTGTGACCCGCTAACTAGACGGGCCCTGATCAGCGACTAGAGGGCCTTTAAGGTACCAGGAAGACAGACTGATCATGTGCAGCGAGTAAAACTTGCGGCCACACATAGATGGGACCACGAGCAATGTGGAACCAAACCCCCCCCTCCCCCAATCGTGGATTTATCCACGTTAGCAGCCATTGTGCTGCTGTAAAAACTTACTGATCTTTGTTTTGATCATGTTTTGGGGTTGGTTAGCACGAGGAAGTTCAAATAACCGAGCGCGTTGAGTAAATCATCATACGTGTGTTTGGAATTATTGGCGATTAGTACCTCTGAACAGACTATCACAGCACCGGGCGATCCCCAACAAGACTGTGAAGTTCTGGACATGTGCGTTGTAAGCCATCAGACCTTCAATAGGTTGATTTCCATTCCACGTCACTCATGACGAAAGATCCCGCAACGAATTTGGATTGGTACACTCCTGCAAGGAGCACTTTGGCGGGTGTGAATTGTATGGTAGTGGGTTTCCGTTCCGAGAGAATACCAACTACTGAAGCGTGTTATAAGCATCGCTTTACGACTGATGGATAGACATCTAAACTGTGATACAGTCCTATAGCTATGGTTAAGGCTATGACGATGTGGAAAGACCATTGACAACATGAAAGAATGTTGACGTATCGGAATAGACGATCCTTCTAAGACTCAGTTACAATGACAAGCATTACGAATACCGAGTCGCACGCCACGTTCTACCTAGAGGTGGAACACCCAGAAGCTCAAGCCTACTATGAGGCAGTTGAGCAGCGCAAGCAGGCGCTTGCGCGTGACACTAAAGAATACTGTCACATTATGATCCACGGACGTGGAACCTTCGACGT